GCAGCACTACACGAGCCGCCGCCACAGGCAGCACCGAGCCAGAAAGGCTGCGGCAGCTGTCCGGCATTGCGCACCATCACGGGGACGTTACCGAGATGGTCAATTTCGCCGCATCTCTTGATTTCGCAAAATCGTTTCTGCTCGTATGTAGTGCTTGCCATGATATCCTCCTTACTGCTTTTGCAGCGCCGCTTTCATGCGGTCAAAGAAAAACTGGATAATGATGCCGATGGTCTCATCGGTGATGGCCCAGCTGATGAGCCTGCCGTATTTGCTGGTACTCAGGGCCGCGCGGAGCATCTGAGCCACCCAGGCTTTGCGCTCCGCGCCTTTTTTGGTGCCCTGGATGTCCTTTTCTGCCTGTTCGATGAGCTGGAGCACGGTGGGCTTAACCGCCGCACCATACCCCAGCCGGATGCAGCCAAGGGCGTAAAAGATGAAGCCGCCCAGCATCAGAGCCAGGGCCACCGGGCCCGGGACGGCGCTCAGGATTTTTGCTGCTGCGTCCATGCGTTTTCTCTCCTCTCATACAAAAACTTGTCGATTTCCTCCGCACTCTGTTCCATTGCTTTGATATTATCACCTGACAACTGAGCGCCTAAAACGGCGCGGTTGGAGCGCAAAAGGATGGTGATGGCGTTTTCCAGCGCCCCAAAATGCTCCAGATCGCGGCTCAGAGCGGCAGAGTGGTTAGAGTAGCCCGTCTCAAGCACTCCCACGCGCCTGTCCAGCTCATCCAGCCGCTTGTCCTGTGCATCGTTGGGAGCCTGTGCCTTTTTGATGTACTTGTGGATGATGTCCAGCACCTTGTCCAGCGTAATCGCTGCCGCGCACGCACTGCCCAAGATGCCCACAATCCAAATCAGAGCCTCTTTTTCAGTCATGTGCCCTCCCTGAGCCGCGTCAGGCCCTTTGTCTTGATGATCTTCGGATAGTTGCGGGTGGTCACGTTGAGGTCAACGTTGCCCGTGATGCCCGGCACAGAGCCCTTGCTGGTGTGCTGGTGGGCGTGGTAGATGTAATCCACCTTGGGCGTTTCGCCCGTGTAGTCGGCCAGCCAGACGTCCCAACGGGCAGCCAAGCGCTGCATGTCCAGCTCATAGCTGTAACCAGTGTAGGTGTACAGCTGGGCATAAAAGCCCATGGCTTCCACCTTTTCCAGCGCATACGCCACCACGTTGGTGAGGTCAAGCGTGGAGAGCTTTTTGAGCTTGTTTTCTTCCACGTCCACGCACACGGGCATGGTGAGCTCTTTGCCTCGTACCGCTTCCCGCACAAGGGCCAGCTCTGCATCTGCCATAGCCTCGCTAGTGGCGTAGGTGTAGTAGTAGACGCCCACGTCCAGCCCGGCAGCCCGGGCGCCGCGGTAGTTGCGCTCAAAGGTCGGGTCGATGTACAGTCCGTCTGCCCGCTTGCTCATCTTAGAATTCGTGGAGACCGTCTTGAGCATGACACCTTTGTAACCAGCCGCTTTGACCTTGCGCCAGCCGTCGAGGGTGATTTTGCCCTGATAGCGGCTTACGTCGATGTAGCGGTAAGGCGGCGGCCCGCCCCAGCCGGGAGGAGCGGCGCTCTGGGTGTCCACAGTGGACACGGGGGCAGGCTCTGCGGTGGAGTTGTCTGCCGCTTCCTTTGCGTGGGCAAGGGCGGAAAAGAGGCGGGAGAGAAAAGTCAGGAGGTTCATGTGGTCACGTCCTTTCAGTTTTTGGTAAGATAAAGCCTTCTTTAGTTAATAGGTGAAGCTTCTGATATCTCCAGCCCCAATGCGATACATAACTATTTTTCTTTGCGTCTTATCAATCGTCACAACATCAAAAGCGTTTTCAAAGTCTGTTCCAACTGTACGGCCATAGCCATCATCTGCATAGCAAGCATCACAAGTTGTCTGCACAAAATTTACACCTTTTCCATTTTCCAGATCAGTATAAGGGATAAATGTATCTCTGTGTTCATGTCCGCCTAGACAAAACGCAACCGTAACACCACTATCCATTTTTTCTTTTGCAATTTCTTGAACATTCCAGTGAATCTTGTGTGCTAAAATAACAACCACCCAATCGGTATTTGGTACATTTAATGCGACATCTTTTAACCATATTTTTTGGTCATTTTCCATACCGGTACTTTGCGTTCCATCACTTTTTCGAGGAAAGGTATTCAGACAGATATAGCGTATTTTAGCGATAGGATTATCTACATACCAATAGAGTTTGTTTCTGTCTCCCCATGTTACATCTTTATCTTTTTCAAGACATGCGTTAAACAATGGATACAGCTGATTGTCCATATAATAAGTGTCATCAGTATATCCATTATCGTCATGATTTCCTTTTATAAAATATACTGGTACATCAATCAATTCGTTGAACCTGTTGACCACAGTTCTGCATTGATTATAAGCCAATTCTCTTGTATTGTTGGCGCTCAGTGACGAAAATGCCAAATCTCCACCAACAAATACTTTATTGCAAGGTGTACACTCTAAAACCTTTTTTATTAATGGAATTGCCCTTAAATTTTGTCTTGTAGAAATAGGTTTATCCACAAATGGTGCGTAAGGGTTGTGCATATCGGTGATAAAAATAAACATATCCCCATTCGTGCCAATTTCTTTTGACTTGTCATTGATTTGTTCAATTCTTTTTTCCAGCTGTCGCTTGTAAACAGCAGAGTATTCACCGATGTCTTCCTTTAATTTTTTAAGGTTTTCTATGTCACGATTCACAACATCGCTTTTCGCATATTTGTCAAACAAATCATTCTCATAGAAAAATTTAATAGTATTTTTCGCTTTTTTGATGTTTATGATTGGTGTAGCTCCATCTGTTGAACGAATAATGAATCTGTAAAGTTTTGACTTGTCAAACTCAAACACTTTACCTCCGCTGCTATTTACTGTGCTGTTTTTTTCAAAAGTCCCATCAGGAGTATACTGAACAGTCTGCCATACTAAATTGCCTCCGTCTAAATCCATGACCATCATGTTCTCATCAATGGACACTTTTTCTTTTGTTCTGATTGCGTAGATTCTGTCTATATTGTCACCATTATATATCATACCATTTTCCCATTCACCAACGTCAACGTATGAGTTGTATCCATAGGACATGGCAGTTTTATTATAATCAATTATTGAATTGACATCTTCTAAATCTTCCTTTAGCTGCTTCACACTCCCATCAAGCTCCGTATAGCTCTCCGGGATGGTCTTGAGTGTCTCTGCGGCTTTGGCGTCGATGTCTTTAGACAGCTGCTCTTTGGTAGCCGCGGCACTTGCCTCCATATCTGCTTTGGCATTCTCGGAAATATGCCCGCAAAACTCCAGCCCGTCGGCGATGCTGCCGCGCACCTCTTCACCTCGCAAGGCAGTGCGTACTTTTTTGATGATGTCAGTAAGATTCGTAGCCATAATTTTTCTCCTTACTTCAAATCTTCCTCTTCGTCCAAGCTCAGGCTGGCGGGGGTAGAGTCGTTAAAGCTCATGACGGCGGAGTGCGCCATATCAAAAGCGTTGGTGGCTTTGCGGGCGCTGAGGGCCTGCAGGTCAGAGATGGAAGAGAAGTCAATCCCAAAGGTAAATTTCTTCTCGTCCGGCTTATCCAGCGGCTCCACAAGCTTGGTGCAGGTCAGAGACGTATGCACGCCGTGGGGCTCGGAGATGATGTCTGCGTTCTTCATAAACTGCAGGCGCTCGGTATCCACTCCCGCGTCTTTCAGATCTACGGCAGAGATGGTCATGCCATCCAGATACCGCAGATTTTTTGCAAGCTCTTTCTGAGCCGCTTTCAAAAGGGTCTCAGTGGTAGAGGATGTGCCCTCGATCACGATGACCCGTGTGATGATGCCATAGTACTTCTGGGCGGCGTAGTCGTTGGCCGTGGCCGTGATGGTCTTGGTTCTCTTCCACACCCAGAATCCGCTTGTCCGGTAGCCCACCGCGATGACGCGGGTGACGATGTTTTCTGCCTTGACATAGCTGTCCAGATCCAGAAGATTCTCGCCAAACTCGATTTTTTGCCCGGTTTTTTCGGTGACATTGGACACATAATCCAGATGCCGCAGGGTGATGTAATGAGTTTCTCCATTTATCCAGTATGGGTGCTTCTCTCTCCGCACGATAAAGTGCCCGCCGTAGGTGTCCGTGAGTTCAGACTGCAAAATATCCAAGGTAACGCCAAAGTTTTTGCCGTCGCCAAAGGTATACAGGTTGTACTCTTTTTTCAGCACATAGCCCACGCCGGTGGTGGTGGTCGTTGCCCCGGTTACAGCGTTTTTGTCTTTGATGGTCACGGTCACGCTACCATCATCCGCAACATTTACGGTATAGGTGTCGCTTTCCGTGTCGGTTTGCTCAAACAAGGTCCGCTTTGTGCTGCCGGACGTGACCACTTTGATATTGGCCACATAGGTCTTTTTTGAGCTATCACTGTACACGACGCCCGCGCTGACGGTATACAGAGTGTCGGACGTTTTTGTAATGGCCGTTGCGGCATCCTGAGCTTGGCCCCATACATAATCCTTGCCGCCGACGTAGTGGGTGGAGCCCACTTTCCAGCTGGACGGGTCATCAACCAAGCTGGACTGGTTAGCATCGATCGAAGCCAGTATTCTTCCGCTCTGATCGTGGTAGGTATACCAGCGGTCTACATTGCCGTCATCGTCCTCGTCTCTGTGGCTCTGGACGGTGCAGCCTGTAGCATAAAGCACCTGCTGATAACCGCCCGCGTCCACCTTGCCCCTGTAAAAAGCTTTGTAGCCCTCTGTCTGGTTGTTGTGGTTGTCCAGCACTTTGCCAAGAAACTCAGAGATAGTGATCCACTCGTACTTGTACGGCACCATAGAGCTGTCGTTGAGGTACGCCAGCTCGCCCTCACAGTAGATTTTTTGATTGAGATAAAAGTCCATGTCGTGGCTCATGACGCGCCCCTGCCAGAGCGTTTCGCCGTCCTGCTCTACTTCCACGATGGCTTTCAGCTTCTGCAAAGCAGAGTGGGCGATATTGCCAAGCGGCACGGTAGCCTCAAAGCTGCCCGCTTTGCTATCTTCCCGCGTGAGCACCGGATCCAGCAGGATTTTTGTGTCATCCTCGGAACCCGGGTCATAGATACAGACCTTTTCGCTCCATGTATCAATTGCCGTCTGAGTCCCGGCATAGGCTTTATAGCTCATAAGCTCTTCACTTTCGTTGGGGTGGTATAGATGGTATCTGTCTCAAAATTGAAAGGATCCCACAGCCAGTCTGCCCCCGCTTCTGCGGTCAGGCTGATTTTGTGCGGGTTGCAGGTGCCGGTGATAACAAAAACGTTTTCCCATCGGTCACGGCTCTGCGGGGCCACTTTCCAAAGGCCCTCCCAGTACCAAGACGGGTCATCATCAAAGATGCACCGCAGCCACTGGCCTTGCAGCGCATTTTCGAGGGTGCGCTGCACATTGGGCCAGTATTTTTTCGGTTTTACGCACTTGAGGGTGATGGTGATTTTTCGCTGGGTGTAGTGCACTTTGCCATCCAGTGCTTTGGTCAGATTGAGCAGTCTGTCACCGCCCGGGACTTTTACCAGGTGCTCGTCCACCTCGGCTTCACCCACGGTGGGTCCGCCCACTACGAGATAAAGCCCCCAGTCTTTGAGGGTGTGGTAGTCGCCCAGCTGTACGCCTTGTAGTGCTGCCATTTAGCCGCCCCTCGCTTTCCGCTTGGCCCGTGTGCCCAGGTCAGTATCAATGCCGTCCACCAGAGCCGGACGCAAAGCACCCGCCACGGCCCCGGTATCAAAGACGACTTGCCCGGTGCCGATGGCAGGGAGGTGCTCGTCCAGAGAATTGGAAATGCGCTGAAGCACACTGAGCTGCTGCTTTCCGGTGCTGTCCTGCCGGCCGCTGAACGGCGACACGGTGGCAGTGCTGTAGCGGCTCAGGGAGTCCGCACGGGCAGAAAACTCCGCCAGACTGTCATAGATGGGCGTTTTTGAGAACGGGCTGTCATAGCTGCCGCCCGTCACGCTGTCGCTGCCCTTGCTCTTTTTGGAGAGCACAGCCAGTCCAATGCCGCTCGCCAAAGCGGTAAGACCTAGAATCGCCGCAAGAATCGGGTTGGCAGTGATAAAGGACACAATGCCGCCCAGACTAGAGATCACGCTGCCGGACATGCTGGAAAAGCTCGTGGCGATGCCAGCCAGCTTTTCGCCCACGCCACCAGAAGCGCCCAGGCCGTCCAGAATCTCGCCAAAGCTCTGCACCGCGGTCTTTGCTTCTGTAGCATCTGCTGCAATGCCGCTTGTAAAGAGGGCCTTGATGCTCTCATACGCCGCCTTAACCCCGCCGCCGCTGTAGCTCTCGTTGATGGCCGTCAGCGAATCCACCGCCCACTTGGAGATGATCTCCCGCTGCTCCTGCGATACCTCGCCCCAGATGAGCTTTGCTACATCGGTAGCCAGCCCGGCCCAGTTGCGGTTCTTGAGGTCAGACAGGCCGTTCTGCAGCCGCCCGAAGATGCCGTTTGACCACTGCTTTTGCGCAGTGCTGAGGTTTTGGTCAATCTCCTCCTGCATCTTGGAGACAGAGCGCACGGCGTTATCCACGGTCTTGTCCACCTTGGTCTTTATGCCGTTCACATAGGTCTCGATGGTCTTTGTGGTCTGCTTGACGCCGTCCACGATGCTGGTCTGGCTGGTGGTCACAGTCTCGGTGATGTGGCTGGTGCCGTCGTCATAGATGGCCGTGACCTTTTTCATGTCGGTGGTTACGTCGCCCACCACTTTCTGGGAAGTCTCGGTCAGCTGGTTGATGACCTGGGCAGTCTTTTTTGCGGTGGACCCGGCTGATTTTGTGCTGCCGCTCTTGCCCGTCCCGCCGGAAGCGCTGGTCAAACTGCTGGTCGTGGCTGATGCAGCTGCGGCTGCTGCTTCCGCCTGCCGTTCCGTCCAGCTCTTGTTACTGATGCCTTTTCCCGCAAGGGCAGCCTGTCGGCGTGCATCGCGGTTGCGCTCGCTTTGCCTTGCCGCCGCATACTCTTCTGCGCTGCCATACCCTGCCACAGATGCTTTGCCGAGAAAATTGTTGAGCCTATAGCTCATCTGGTCCAGCCAGTTGAGGGTATTTGCCGCAAAGTCGCGCATGTGGCTTTTGGCGGACTCGATGGGCTCACTCAGCCCGGTGATCGCACCTGCAAGACCAATCCATCCATCCTGCTTGTAGCCCTCCTGCGCAGCCACTACCAAATCGTTGAGATTTGAGATAACAATGCCAACGCCCTCGCTCAGGGGCCCCGTGAGAAGCCCGGCCAGCTGGCTTACGTTGTCTTTCAGGGTAGACACGCGGCCGTTCATGGTCTGGCTCTGGGTGTCCATGGCGTTGTAGTAGCGCCCGCCCTCTTCGCTGGCGGCGATGAGAGCCTGGGACAGCACATCATAGCTGATGGTCATGTTCTGGACTTCCTGCACCGTTTTCCCGGTGTAGTCAGCCAGCACCTGATAAACGTTGATGCCGGCATAGGCAAACTGCTTGATGTCGATAGCGGACGCCTTGCCCACATTGGCGATCTGCTGCAGATTAGCTGCCATGCGGGACAGCTCCACATTGCCTCCGCCTGTGGCGGAAACAGCATCGCCCAGCGCCATGATGACCTTGCGGGAGTAGCCCGCGTTTTCGCCCGCGCTGATCAGCAGCTGGTTTGCCTGTGTCAGCGAATCCACGCTGAACGGGGTGCGGGCTGCGTCCTCCTGAATGGCCGCCATGGCCTCATTGGCCGCCTGTGCATCGCCCAGCATATTGGTCAGGCCCACGCGGTAGCTCTCGATCTGGGCGTTGTACTCGATGCCCATGGACACAAACTGTTTTGCGCCGCTGAGAGCCGCGGTGGAAAGCGTGGAGATGGCAGAAGCCAGAAGCTGCGATTTTGTCAGCGCCGCCGTCAGCCCGCTTCCCGTACTGCCGGCCGACTTGCCAAAGGAGTCCATGCCGTTGTTTGCGGATTTCAGGGCGGAGGCAGTCGTTTTGAGCTGCGCCTCGGCTGCTGCAAGCTGATTTTTCAGTTCTTTGGTCTCAGCCGAGGTCTTGCCCGTCTTGGCCGCAGATTCGTTATACTGCTTTGTCAGTTCCAGCACGCTTTTTGCGGCCTTGCTGTACTCGCTGGAAAGCGCCGTCACGGTCTTTTTGGTCTCGCTCTGGACGTTGTTGATGCCATGCTCATACGCGGACGTGTCCAGCCCAAGAGTGGCCATCAATTCAAAAAGTTTCAGGGTGTGTCACCTCCGTTCAATCCGGCCAGAATGCGGGCCTTAATTTCCTCCGCGCTCTGCTGGGGCTGAGGCGCGGCGTCGAAATCGGGCAGTGTATCCACCCACCGTTTTTCCATCCCCGCAAGGCCAGCCAGGGCGTCCGTGATGTAGGCGCGGTAGCTCTTCTCGAAAGCTTCCTGCTGCATCGCATTGACGCAATGCTGGACGATGTAGGGTTTTCCAATGGCTTTCAGCATATCCAGCCGGATGGATGAGATCATCCGCCGATATCGGTCTGAGCCAACCTCACCAACGAGGATAAAAAATCCAGCACGTCCCGGTCGTTGATGGTCTCGGTGATGACGCGCAGGGTCTTGAACGGGGTCATCTTTTCGGGCTTGCCATCCTTGTCCGTTTCCAGCTCGTACAGCAAAGGAAGCAGTTCCGCAGTGTTCTGAGCGTTGTCGAACAGCAGCTTTTTTGCCATTGCCTTGATGTTCTTGCGGCCCTGGGCTTCTTTTTTGGCCTTGAGCTCATCTGGGGTTTCACTGCCCGTAAGGATGGGGCCGACTTTTCGCAGCTCCATCACCTGCGTCTCGGTCAGCAGGGCGGCCACCTTGTCCGCGATCATGTAACAGTGGCGCAGAAATTCTGTTTCGTCCATCTGGTTGAGAGTTTTCATTGTTCCACTCCTTATGCTGCCGCGTCTTCACTCACAAAGAACTCCATGGGGACGGTCTCGTCTCCCATTCGGACACAGCCCGTCAGGGTGACGGACACATTGCCCTTGCCCTTGTCAGTTGTCTTGAGGGACAGGCCGCCCGTGCTGATTGCGTTGTCCAGCCGAACAGCCACATAACCGCCGCCGATGAGGTCGCCCACAAACCAAATGGTTTTGAAGTCGCCCGTGGTCTTGTCAGTTTTGAACGTCATGCGGGGCGTTACCTTGCCCCCGGCCACGTCCGCTGCGCCCAGCGCCATGCGGATGACCTCGGCGGAGGTATTCAGCGCGGTGAAGGCCAGCGTGCAGTCGTAGTCCTCAATTTCCATGAGCTCCACGGTGTTCTTCTGGCAGTTGTCCACATCTTCGCCCAGGTCGGTGATGTTGGGGGTGCAGGTGGCGGTGATGCCGCCAGTGGTTGCGCAGATGATGTCGGCATCAGCGACGGCGGTCTGGCCCTCAGTGTCGAACTTGTTCAGCACAAGGCCCGCGTTGATCTGCATGGACTTGAATGCTTCTGCGGAAATTTTGGTAAATTTTCTTCCCATAATTCTCCTTACTCGCATAGCTGCGTGATCTCAAAATTCAGGTACTCGCACAAATAGCCCTCGGGCGGGTTGTCCATCGGCTGGGCCCACGGGGTGCCTTTGCGCAAAAGAATAGCGCCGCCCTCGCACGGCACGGTCAAACCGCCTGCAAGGGCTGCGCTGATTTTGTCTTCGGTCTGTAAGATGGGCAAACGCCCCGCGCTGCTTGGATACCACAAGCGGCCATGAAACGACGCTTCCTCGTTCCAGCTGCCGGGGACGGCGGGCTTGTAGGTCAGGTAGGGCAGGGAAACGGCGGGTGGGATGTTGTCTTCCAGATAGCCCGGGATGCCGAACCCGTTGAAAAAAGTGTTCAGCGCCCGGTTGATGCTCTCGGCGGCCCCCATTACGGCAGCACCGCCTTTTTGCACTTGACGGCCCGCAGCCCCATGCCGGATTCCGGCGGGGCTTTGGCTTCGTCCGCTGTGCTTGTGATCTGGAAAGTCTGCCCATCGCTTACCCGCTTGATGTAGTCCGGAAAAGCCAGCGGCACGCCGGTGTTGACCAGCAGGGTATAGGTAGATGCGGTGTCAGCCTGCTCCGCCACCTGAGCTTCCACGGTGGTGTCGTGGCGCTCCACGGCCTCAAACTCGGGACCGTCCTGCCAGCCGGACACAAAGCCGCCCACGCCGTCCGGCTCATAGCTGTGGGTCTGAAAGCGGTATTTTTGGGTAAAGCTCTGCATCACGGTGGATGCAGTGAACGCGTTGACCATGTCACATCTTCCTCCACTGATTGATCTCGGATTTATAGCGGGTCTTGCCGTCAGCGGGCAGTCCGTCCGCGCCGGTAGCCATGGTGCCTGACCATCCGGCAAAGGACTGGGACACATACACGCCACCGGCCGGGAGCGCCTTGTCGTATGCGTCGATTTTTTCAGCCAGCGCCACAAAATCAGGCGGCACGCGCATGGGCTGCACCGTCCCGGTGAAGGTCTCGGCGGTCAGATCGCCGTCCCCGGCCTTGTGCACGCCGTCATTGAAGATGGATCCGCACACGAGGAAATACTGCCCCGGCACTACCCCGGCGGGCACGGTATCCGGCTCAAAAGCAAACTTCCCGGAAACGGGGTCGTCCGCCCGGTCAAAGAAATTGTGCGTGTAAACGCACAGCTCAGGGACGGTCATGCAAAGTCACCCCCTTGCAGGTCAGACCGATTCACCCGGGGTAATGGTCTGGACAGAGATGCCGTCCAGGTACTCAGCAAACAGGGTCACGCCGGTGATGGCGAAGCTCTCAGAGACTGCGGTGGTGTAGTTGCCCTGGGTGTGGAAGCCGATCAGGTTGTTGGCCTCGCCTGCGGTGGTGTACACCAGCCCAGCCTTGGCGTAGTCGCTGTCGGAGGGGTCAACGTAGTACATCACGATGTTGTCCACGGGGGTGGCAATGACCTTGCCCTTTGCGATCTCGCCGTCAGACAGCAGGAAGATGGTGTTGTAGCCCATGAAATCCTTGATGTACTGGAAGCCGTACTGGTTCTGGATGGTGATCGGGGCGGTGCCCAGGTACTCCGCCACATCCAGGACGTTGGCAAAACCCACAACGCCGGTGACTGTGCGGTGCATATTCTTAAACCTGTTCTCCACACTGCCTTTTGCCATGGCCAGAGCCATCTGGAAGGTCTTGGGGGTGCCTTTCAGGCTGCCGGTGTTCAGGTACTTGTAGAACTTGTCCGTGACCTTTGCGGTCAGGTCGAACAGGAACTCGTCATCGGTCTTCTGCACGGCCACATCATAGCCATAGTTCTGGATTGCCTCCAGGGAGACAGCCTTGGCGTACTTTTCGATGGTGATCTTGCCGTAGTCTTTCTCTTTGACGGTGTACTGGCTGTAGGGGATCTCCTCGCCCTCTGCCACGGTGCCGCTCTGCAGGGTGCCCTGGGCGTACTTGCTCTTCAGCACGGTGCCGGGCTGCATCCGGATGGGACGCATGATGCCCATGATCTCCCGCAGATGCTCCCAGTTGCGCTGGAATCGTGTCACGAAGTCGATTTCCCGGGGGTTGACGGTGATCTCGGTAGTGGTGATCAGATTGGTCTTTGCTGCCATGTGTTAGTCCTTTCCGCCGCCTGTAAACAGGTCGGCATTTGCTGCAATGGCCGCCTGGCGCTCGCCAGCGTCCTTGATTGCAAAAATTTGGTCTTTGGTCATTTTGGAGCCGGTGTTGGTGGGCGGGGTGTCCACCTTTGCGCCGGTGGTCGTGGTTGTAGCCACAAAGTCGCTCCAATCAGCTTTCAGGCTGTCGGTGTGCTTCTTGGCGTCCTTGACGTTACCATTTTCGTCCAGCTCCAACTTGTCGATATCCTCGCCAGACAGCCGCACGACCCGATCAGCATACTTGTCCAGCACCCCGGCTGACTTCAGCAGCTTCCGGAACTTGGCTTCCTTGGCTGCGTGGGTGTCCTTCTTGGTCTGCTGGGCCTTGTAGTCGGTCAGCGCTTTTTCAGCGGCTTCCTTGCCGCCGTTGGCTGCGTCCCGGTCCTTTTCGGCTTTGGCGAGGGCTGCGTTCTTCTCATCGAGCTGGTTCTGCAAGGTGTCCGTTTCCTCATGCAGCACGTCCAGAATTTTCTTGAGCTTGCCGCTGGTGTCAGTCGTTTCATCTTCCAGAATCGCTCGGAGAGTCTTGCGTTCGAGTGCCATGTGATAGTCCTTTCTGCCCTTGCTCGGGCTGCCATGCTTGGCAATAAGGTTTAATTTGCCGGACGTGCTGCCGGTGTGGTGCCGCTTGCAGGGCTCGAACCTGCAACTGCCCGGTTATGAGCCGGGAGCACTACCAGTTGTGCGAAAGCGGCATAAAAAAGCGGCTGACGCTGTGCGCCAACCGCTAGGTATTAAATTTCAACATGAGAACTGACGTTATAATTGCCAGCCCATTCAACAACGATTTTGATTTGCGCAGGGCTCATGCCAGTAGACTCGTAAAGCAAACCAAGCTCTTCTTTGGCAATTCTTGCTTGACCCCAAAAATCCTCCGGGCTCATTTTTTGCAGTTTTGCTCTTTCTGCGTTCCCTGCGCCTCTTCTTCGCAATTCTTTTAGGAGCCCTTCATAAAGCCTCCAAAGCCATTGAGCCTCTTCTATCAGCTCTTCGTTGGAAAGCTCTTCTCTAGGTTTCTGTTCAACTTTGTCTTTGACGAACATATGCAAAATAGTGTCTTTGAAAGAAATTCCCATGCTTAAGCCTCCTTGCTTGCTTCTTCCACTGCAATCTCTCGCAGCTCGTCAATGTGGTCTTCCACCGCCGGGCGCAGAAAGGGGCGGGCTTTCATGCCCCGGGTAAAGTGCCACTTGCCGTTGAAGTCCTTCCAGACCCACGGCGTTTTGCGTCCGTTGCCTTTCTCGGCAAAGATGCCCGTGCCAAGCTCCACATAGACGCTGTAAAACAGATTGCTGCCGATAGTCACGGTCTTTTTTGCGAGGTCGAGGGCAAAGGTCAGGCTCTGCTTGAGCGCGCCGCCAACGTAGCCCTCAATGCCAGTGCTGTCTGCCGTGCCTGTGGGCACAAGCAGCTGGGCGTAGTCCTGCACTTTCATGCCCCAAATGGTCAGCACCCGCTCTGTCCATGAGTCTAGCGCCTCATGCAGCTGCGGGGTGTTGTCGGTGAATTTGATGTCGTAGTTAAAGTTCATGATTATCTCGGTTTGTGATCTGATCCATCAAGATGCGATTCTGTTCCGCTTTGGCCAAAATCTGACCAATAAGGTCTTTTTCTGATGCGGGGCGATTTATTGTCTCTCCTCTTAAAAAATCAACAGCAGTAATAAATCCTCGCAAAAGGTCTCGGTCCGCTTCTGCCAAATGATACTCAACACGAACGTTAGTTGTTTTCATGTTTTCGCTCCGTTTTTATCCTAAATCACGCTCTAACCATAAAAATCTCTCAGCCAAACTAGGGGCAGATTCCGGGTGGTTGATGGGCCTTAAATCATGTCCGCAAACCGGGCAGAAGTTTGGATACCAAGTAACGTCGTAGATACCGTTGGCTTTCAGATAAATTTTATAGTCTTCATCGCACCCGATGTGTAGCTGTGCCCACTCATCGCCAACCAGTTCTTTTTCATTTTCTTCGCCCGTTCTAATCATTTCGCAGTATTCGCAGTCGTGCATCTAGCTCACCTCTTTTTCTTACGCCAAACCTCCACAAATGCTTTTGCGTCGCTCAGCTTTGACGCGCCTCCAATTTGTTTTGAACCGTCATAGATGCGGAAAACGCCGCTAGAACCACGGATTTTATAGCTTCCAGCGCTGATTTCTTTTGACATATACCCGCCGTCAGCCGTATAACCGCCCTTGTTGGTTGTTTTCCATTTCAGGGTGTTGCCACTTTTTGTGACTGCTGCTTTTTCTGATTTTGAAAGCTGGCTTTGAGTTTTCCAAGTGCCGGAAACCTGTTTTTTGGCTTTTTGAAGCTCAGAGAGTCGGTTTTGCGCGGATTGTTTTTTGTCGTAAGCAGACGTGAAAGAAACGGCCTTATCGACAACTCTATCCATTCTCTCAAATTGGGTGCGCTTTTGAGATTCGGACATAGCCTTGTCGTAGCTTCCGATTTTCTTTTTGGCCCTGGCAATTTCCTTATTCAACTGGGCTTCGTTCATATTTTCGATGTTTCGGGCGTTAGTTGCGACCTCGCCCGCTCTCTCGGATCTGCCAGAACCTCTTTTACTCACGGTAGTGCCTCCTTTCGTATTGAAATGGCTTAATTTTGGTCACGTTCCAGTCAAACTCCGCCGGGCACTTTCCGTACCACAAAATGCTGCTTGGTTGCAGCACCTCAAGTGCCTTGCGGCAGTGTTTGGCAAAGCATTCTGCTTCGTATGGGTCAGACTGCGTGCCGTGGCTCGAAATGCTCACGATGGCGTTTCTGGGCTCACCGTCAAAACACCAGTCATAACTTTGCTCGCCGCACCAGCAGAGCGTAGGAATCACATGGATACCGTGCATCTGCCAGTAAGCAGCCAACCAGTGTTTTTTGTAGTGCATAAAAATCTGCACCGCAAGCGGCATATCGATGTAAAGAGAAAAGTCCGGGGAGCACACAGCCCCAAACTGCTGCAGCAGCGGGATGTACTTATCCGGGTTGTTCCAGAACCGTTCAAACTGATAGTCGTCCTTGTAAAAATGCACGCCTTTTGTGGCCTTGTCTTTGGCCGTCAGCGCATAATTGACCGGGATCCATTCCAGCTTGTCAATGCGGATGTCCGTTTCCGGCCTGATTTCAGGGATGCCATACTTGCCAACGCCCGGAAAAATCATTTTCTCGGTGTTTTCCATCGGCAAGATCACAGTTCATCCCTTCTTTCTCTTGCGTTCAAAATAAGTTTTCGGCCAATCGGGACGGTTCGCTGCCTTTTCAGCCTTCCTGACCGCTTCGGCGAAATTTTTAGCGGTTCCGCCGGCATTGTAAAATGCCTTTGCAAGCTTCTCAAAATTTTCGGCAGGATTCATTTTTTCGCCCTCTTCCTCTTGCGCTCTTCCGCCCACCACATTTGCTCTTTCTCTTTGCCGCCCTTGGATTTATACCACTCGGTGTAGGTCATAGCCGGAACCGCTTTCTTTACGGCCACCTTGATCGGCTTTCCCTTGGCATTTACCATTCCTGTATCCTCATATGTGACAATGTTTTCCCGCTGCATGGCGTTCTGCCGGGGGTACTTGACCAGCGCAGAGGACAGCACACAGCGGCAGTGGTAAACCATCTCCGGGGCCGCGTTGGGGTCTCCCGGGTACATGATCTCGTAGCCCTGCACCTTAAACGGCTCGTCAAGGTCGGCGGTCTGCTGATCCAGAAGGCGGTGGGTCTCACGGGTACGGTAGTCGTGGGTGGAGTTCCACCGCTTTTGCACATCAATGCCAAGAGCCTGGGCGTTGCGCAGCTGCTGCAGGGTCCCGGCGTTCTGGGCCCCTGTGAGCGCCGTGATGGCGTTGTTCATGGCCCAGTGGATCTCTGTATCAGCCATGCCGTTGACGGCTTGCACAGCAATGTTGTGGACGCTCTTGCCCTGCACGATGCCCTGCATGACGTAGCGGTTGAACACCCGGGCGTCATAGGTTCGGTTGCTCTCGCTCTTGATGCGCTTGTTTGGCACCATGCGGGGGTTCTCTTTCAGCAGCAGCTTGACCGCTTCGGTGTTGTACAGGGTCAGCCCGAACGTCACGCCTGCGGCCTGTTCCAGCTCATAGAAAGCCCAGTTTGCGCCAAAGGAAAAGATATTGTATTGCTCGTCCCGGGCCAGCTTGTAGGCCGTCTCTTGGGCTGTGGTGCAGGTCTGGGTGATGCCGTCCAGCTTCTTGCGCATCAAATCGGACTGAAAGACCTGATTTTGCAGCCAGATGCGGTAATTCTCTTCGGTGATCTCTCCCGCATCCAGCTGCGCCCGCTTGCGCTCGTCCAACGCTCGGTACTTCCCAAGAAACTCGGTGAGCTGCTCGGTCATCTCCCGGCGGGCAGTGCCGTATACCCGCAAAATGCGGCGGCGCAGGCGGTTCAGCTGGCGGGTAGAGATACGGTCACGGTCAGAAATCACGTTTCATCACCGTCGTCGTCCTCCTCGTCTACGGTCTCCCGTGTTGCGCTCTCGGCCATCAGCGTGGCCTTGGCCTGCTCCTTTTGTTCCGGGGTCAGGTTGGGCAGCAGGTCAATGGCCATGTCCTGCCCGATGATCGCCGCCTCGGAAATCACCATGCTGACCTGCTCAGCTGTGTTGGTGATCTTGCTGCGGTTGAATGTCAGCATGGCGTTGTCAAAGCCAGCCAGCGCGCAGATCTGCCGGATGAACGGCTTGACCTGCGCCTCGAAGTCGTCCGCATTCTGGTTCAGCGGCTCATAGGCTGCATCCAGATGGTCGTTGGTGCTGTCCGCGCTGACGCAGTGCACATCCAGACCGCCGAAGTCCTCATACACCCGGGTGTGGAGCAGCTCCAAAAGAGCCTGCCGGGCCGTCACAGGGATCTCGGTGGTGTAGGGCGTGATCTTGCCGCCCTCGCTGGTGTCTGCGCCTGCAATGTGGTACAGATTCAGCTTGACAAGGAACTCCTGCAGCTCGCCATCGGTCATGCCGTTGAAGTTCTCGCACAGCCAGTAAATCTGCGAAAAGTCCTGCAGGTCATTGCAGAAGCCAGACATCACCAGATCGGTGTTGTCAATGTAGGCTTTCAGCCCCACAAGGGTGCTCTGGTGCAGGTCTGAGCCCCACAGCGGCACAATGGGCAGGGCACTGTAGTTTTCGCCCTCTACGCTTTCCAGCCCGCCGCCGGGTGTGGTGACGGTCACGCTCTTGTATGCCTGCTTCGGCACGGTCTCCTGCATCACATTGCCGATTTTGCTTTCCGTGTACTCGGTAAAGCCGTCCAGCTCGTACAGGATATAGTGCATATCCGTGTCAGGATTCAGCCGCCAGAAGCGCACACCCGCCTGCAAAAGGCCTGTCTTTTCATCGTACAGGGGTGCGAACTCGGTCAGCTTGAACACCACCAGATGGTCGTTGTTCCAGAATCCAAAGCTCTCACCGTGGATCAGGGCAAAATATCCGGCTTTCTGGATCTGCTCATCAAAGTTTTGCCCCAGCTTGCCCTTGTCCACGCCATCGTCCGCAAAGACCACGCCGTTGCCGAGGGAGTAGGTCGCCCGCTGCTTGTTGAGCCGCCGGAAAAGATTACTCTTGACCATATCGGGGTGTAGGATGTCTTGCTTGGTGTTTTTGGATAGGCGCTTCAGCATCAAAGCGTAAGCCTGCGCGAAGCGTTCAGCCCCCGGGTTTTTCTGGGCATCGTACAAATCAGCGTCCAGCGCCATCTTGTAGGGCTTGGAAGCGCAGTGCTGCTGCACGAATCGCCGGATGAAATCAGGCTGTTCCCCGGCGGCTTGCGCCTGCTGGAAGGTCTGGAATGTGTATACAGTGCTCAAAATCAATCCCTCAGTTTCACAAGGCGCTTTGTGCGCACGAAATAACGGATAGCGTCCATGCAGTGGTCGTTGACCTTCAGCACGGTGTCGTCTTTGTCCGGATCCCAAGCGTACACGCCAAACTCTTCCAGCGTGTGCTTGCAGTCTTTGTAGATCTTCAGCCGCCCGGTCTGCAGCATGGTCTGCACGTCCAGAATGCCGCTCAGAACGTCGTTGTTTGCGGGGGTCTGGGTAAAGCCATTCTTGCGCAGTTCCGTAATCAGGGGCAGGGCAGAGGGGTCAACGATGATCCTCTCCGGCTTGAGACCATTCATCCACGCCTTGAGGTCTGCAACATACTCTCCCACGGTCTTTTGCCGCTTCTGCTCTCGCCCGCTGTAGTAATACTCCCGGGTGACGATCCAGCAGTCTGCATCTGCCTGTTTTTGGAGCAGCAGGAACACCGTTGCGTTCTGGGTGCCAAAGTCACACGCCACATAGGCGCTCTTGGGGGACAGCTCCGGCAGCACGTCAATGACGTGTTTTTTCGGGTCGAACATGTCATATACAAGGCCCTCTGCCACTGTCCACAGGCCCATAATGTAGCGCTGGTAGAAAACGCCGCTGTACTGGCTGCGGTATCTGGCCTTGATGTCCTCGGAAAGTGACAAGTTGTCATCCATCGTAAAGTGGAGATACATCATCTTGCGGGAGCGGCATTTCCGCACCCATTCCAGATAAAACCAGTGCTGTGGGCTACCCGGGTTGCAGTTGAACCAGAACTTTGACCCGGTGACGGAGCAGCGGGCCGTGGCCTGGTTGACAAAGCTTTGTGGCATCAGGGCCACCTCGTCAAAGAATGCCCCGGCCAGCGTGATGCCCTGGATCAGGTCTTGGCTGCTCTCGTCCTTGCCGCCGAAAAAGTAAAACTCGTTGGTTCTGCCGCTCTTGCTGACGGTCATGCAGTTTTCTGCCCGATGCTCCTTGACGCTGTAGCCACGGGCCGCAAGCTGCTGTTTGAGTGTGCCCAGCACGTTGCGCCGGAAGCTGGCAATGGTCTTGCCACACATGGCAAACTGCTGCCCGCTGTAGCAGGTCATAGCCCACTGGACAAAAGAGAAGCTCATGGCAAAGGTCTTGCCCGAGCGGATAGCGCCATCAGCAATGATGCCGTTGTAACCGCTGTATGCGCTCTGCGGTGTCCACCAGCTCAGGACCTGCTTTTGCCGCTGGCTGAGGGCTTTCCATCGAAAACCGTTACTTTTCCGCATGGTCGTCCTCTTCCTTTGGCAGAAGATCCACATCGTCAGGCGGGCTGAGGTCTGCGGCGGCGCTCAGTGCCTCCACAAGCCCATCGTCCGGGGCTTCTATGCCGCTCTGGTCTCCCAGCATAGCAAACTTGTCCACGATGGTGCCAAACGCCGTGGACAGCTGCGGCAGTGTTGCTTCCGCGATTTTGTCCGGATCTGCCATCGCTTTCAGGTACAGCCCGAGGAGATCCTGTGCTTCCCCGCGCTTGCTGCCTAAGTAGGAAAGCATGTCCTGTGTGTTCTGCTCTTTTTTTAAGGCGCACAAATCCGCACACTTGGGATTATCTTTCACGATTTTCCGCACGGTGCTTTCTGCCACGTCGTTCAGCTTGGCGGCTCTGGCGTAGCTTTGCAGCTGCACATAGTCAGCAACGATCTTCTTTTTTTGCCTGTCTGTCAGCCGCTTCGCACTCACCGCCACCACCTCTCATGTAAATGAATTTTTATACTGTTCGACAAATCGCTTTTGAACAAACAGTTTTTCAGTGTTAGACCCGCCTTTATTCCCAGTGCCCATAGAAGATTGCTTCTTTATGCTTGCAACTTCCAAGCATCCATTTGGCGCTTCATACTCGCTGACAACCACCATAAACGGAACTTCCGAAAGCCACTTTTCAAACGCTTCATGGTCAAAATCGCATTTGTATCCCGTACATTTCGTTCGTTTATAGGGGGGGGTCTGCGTACACAACTGCATTTGACGAAATTTGTACGTCCCTGTAATCCATTTGCAGACCCTCAAGCCTTTGCAGACCCTCAAGCCTTTGCAGACCCTCAAGATTCTGCAAGCGCTCAAGATTCTCTAGCCTTGCAAGATGTTCTAAATCATAGGGCCTTTTATGTTTTGCTTGATGTCCGAGCCACTGTGAATAGAGTTTTTTGTATTCACCGTTGTTTAGCTTGATGTCCTTTGAACTTCCGTCCGAATTGATTCCGAACTCACGCAAAAGCGATGTATCGCCAAATACTCTTGCATAGTGCAAAGCCTTTTTCCACGGTTCAATCTCTTTTGAGTAGAGGTAATCCGTGCGATTATTTCCAAAGCTCCAGCAAAGTGAAACGTAAGGGTCGGATTCTTTCAGACGGTGAAAATCTTCACGGCTAATCCAGCGCTTTTCATTGGCATACTTGCCATGAATAGCATCCATAAACAGCTGCGGTGCATCGCCAATGTCATTTGCTACAATGCAATTCCATTTGCCGGACAGTAATGCCGCGTGCGTGACCGCACAACCACCAGCAAACAGGTCAATCAGCGTGTCGCCAGCAGGAAGATTAGAGACAACCCACTGTGCGATTTTGTTCTTACTGCCACGATACGGCACACCATATCTCACGGCGGGCTCCTCCTCCCGTGCAAAAGAAAAACCGCCCGGAAAATCCGAACGGTCAGAATATCGAATATGCCGCTTGCAGGGCTCGAACCAGCCAGCAATATTTCAGCTGACACGCGCTCCAAACTGCGCTCAGGCGGCCACATAGCATTGAAAAAGCCCCTGGTTTGCGGTCTCGGGGCTTTGTTGACGCACATCCGGCGCGCAAGGAACGGCGCGCTTAGGATTCCGGCTCTGCTGTTATGGAAAAATGCGTGTGACATAGAGAAGAAAAAGCCAGAAAGGAGGTGTTGCCGGTGGGGTGATGGGCCCCATGCGTCATGCGGTTGCGGGTACAGCTGCCCCGCGTTGTGGGGCGAGATCGCGGAGTCAAACCGCGCGGAAAGGAAAGCCTCGAACCTTCCCCATTCGCTCAAAGTTGCGCAGCTCTGAGCGGAGCCGTTTCGGAATCTCGCACATAGAAGCAGCCCACGAAACGGGGAAGGAACGGGAAAGCATGAAAACCCGCCGGGTGGAACCGTTTCGGAGGCTGCGTGGCAAGCGTCGCGCTCAAAGCGCTGAATCGCTTGTAATTATTTTAGCCTATCCATGAGGATTTTAACAGGACACCGCGTATATAAAAACGTGCTTTATTTTTGTGCGTTTTTATCAAAACTGTCCCAGATTTCCGCTAGAGTGATAAGCCCTCGCTTGATCCGGCTCCGAATGACGCGCGGGTCGAGAAAGCCCGATTCCTGCGCAATGACTGTTTGCGTCTTGCCGTTGACATAGTATTCGCAGATGGCCTTTGCGCATTCCGGCAGCTCATACAGGCAGTACGCCCGCCGGGTGGCTTCCATGCGCAGATTGCACAGGTCGGTTTCCATCCGCTGGAGCCTGCGCCGCTCATCCACGATGTTTGCGGCACCCTCTCCAACCTTGTCCCCGTTGCCCGGTGCCAGCGGCATGCCCGTCATGCTGGGCGTGATATGGCTGGCAAGCAGCCTTATCTGTGCAATTTTTGCACGCTGTGCCTCAACGGCCTTTTGACCGTCCCGGCACTGCTGAAACCATGCTTTGACGGTCTGGTAGTCCTCGCCACCGGCGGGCTTTGATGTGTCGGTGTCAGGTGTCCTCGTGTTCACCATGTATCATCCTCCCTTACGTCATGTAGTCCTCAAACCGTTTTACAGACTTGAAGATAATCTTGTTGTTGCACCATCTTTGCAAGCGCCGAATCTCTTTCGATGCAGATGGTTTGTTATAAATCATCACATAGGGGTCATAGCCCAGATCACGAAGCGTGTATATGCGATACAGGTCTTGTTCCAACGTGCTGTTAAAGTTCGTTAGACAGTAAACCATGCCAATGTTTGACTTGCGCCGAAAACCCTTTGCAAAGTCTTCAAACTTGCCTTTCAAGTCGTCATTTGGGTTATCCCATGCAAAATGTAGCGTACCAATACGCATCTTGTTGATGTCCTCAATGTCTGCTTGATTCAACAAGCGAATGTCCAGGCCTTGCGTGAAGTCGATTTTGGCGTGGGTATCAATGTACTGCTGCATAAGATCACGCTTATCTTTGCAAGCTGTTATGTTTGGGTCTAAAACTTTGATTTCGTCCTGACCGCACCAAAAGTCGCTTACATCTGCCACTTTTACGGCTAATCTTCCCTCTTTTGCTGCAACATGGCAGAATGAACATCCTCTAGGGCATCCACGACTTGTCATGCTGACTGCAAACGGAAACTGTGGGTAAATGCTATAATCGGGGAAAGACTTCTCGATTTCAGGCGGTAAATCAACGTCTTTCGATTTGTCGAATATTTCTTTGCCGTTTACTGTGCGGATTGCGTATCCTGTGCCGCCTTTAATCACCTTGTCAGCGTTCAAGGGTTCTGGCACGTCAGGGCTGTATACGTCTGAAAAAATTTTGCTCATGTACACGATGTCATAGTGGACGAAATCGCTCCACCACCATTCAACATCATCTCCCTTTGCCTTGTGATAGCTCGAAATCCGCATCAATGCAAGGTTTGGAAAGTTGTGCCCGTCTACGTCAACCAATCCGATCTTCATGTTGCACATTCCATTTCTTCAATCTCAATTTCCACCCTGGGTTTCTCCCTGTCAAGCTCCACCCGGCTGCCATCGTGGGCGGCAACGATCTTGCTGTTGTCGTCCTCCAGCACGCGGGCTTTCACCAGAATGTCCGTGGTTGCCTCGATGAGATTTGCCAAATCGACCCGTCTGGCTGTCTTCATGTAGTACACGCACCTCACGTTCACGCGGGCAGAAATAGGGCTGCGCGGCCTTTTGATTTGCCGCAGGCAGTCGGTCTCATAATCCACGTAGGCCTTGCTAGGTGCCACAAAGCGCCCGCCTGAGCGGCTTTTGAGGATGCGGGCGGAGTTTTTCTTTGTGCGCGGGTCACCGTAGAGGGTCAGCTTCATTCATCTCCCTCCACATAGCGCCAGCTCTGGGGCGGGCTGGTAATTTCCACAGGCCGCATACCAAACCTTGTCTCTTGCAAGCCAGTGAGTTCTCGCAGTTCGAGTGGTCGGTCATAAATTTTCAAGTTGGAAATGTGCCAGCTGTACAGGTCTTTCATGTCGGCATATTTCATACCGATACCCCAGCCGGCGTATTCCTTCACTTGCTTGATACTGAGGCAACTTCCAGCAATTGCTGTTTCGATATCTTCTTTGACGATGCAGTACTCAGGGCCGATGCGCCGGATGTCATCACAGATGAACTCTCCAATAACCATCTGGGTATTACCGCGTATGCTGTCCGGCAGTGGCTTATTGAACTTTACGAACACAGGCTTTCCGTGATGGATTTCGCCGTCCATCGTTTCTTCGCCATCCTTGAAAATGGTGATGAGTTGCTGCGGAGTTTTTGTGCAGTAGATGTACGCCTTGAACGGTGTTTCCAGCTTCGGGCGGGTCTTGCGTACCTCAATGGTTTTCTTGCCCCGCACAATGAGGTCGCACCACTCAGGCCGAATGCTCAGCAAGATAGCTTTCATTTTTTCATCATCCTCTCCATTGCCAGATGCTCGCACTGATTTTCAGCTTCCTTGCGCTGCTGGTCATACTCAAACAGCATATCTGCGTACTCATTTCCCACCCGGCGGATGGCCGTTTCCAGCATCTCCGTCACAAGGTCGTGGTACTTGTCCGCGCCCTTGCGGCTGTTCCTGGCAGCTTCCCGGGCTTCCCACAGGTCGGTGAGTTTGTCCCGCCTGTCAGCAGTGATTTCGCCATAGCCGTAGGCATCCTGGATCTGCTCCATGCTTTCCCAGCCTTCCAGCTCAGCAAAGGGGTCAGCTTCAGCCTTTGCCATGCTGCGGGCTTTGGTCTTTTTCTTGACGTACCGGGTCAGGCCGTCCTGCATCACGGCGCGGGCATCGTCCATAGCCTTGCGGACAGCCTTGACTTCCCGCTCTTTCTTGAGTTGCCCGGGCTGGCTGGCCCATTCGGCCATCAGCTCAGATTTGGTTTTTGGTTTCATCTGTCCGCTCCTCCGTTCGCTCCCATGTACTTCTTGCGGCCCCGTTCCCGGTGGCGGTCCTCGTGGTCGTAGTGGTAGACCTTGCCTGTGTCCAGCATCTCTCGGGTGTAAGCGGCTTCTGCGCCGCGCTGGCGCTTGAACTCGGCGTACTTCGGGCAGCTGTCGTGGCAGATCGGGTGCCGTGCAGGGCAGTCTTTACACGGTGTCGTCGTCATTTTTTGCACACCTCCGTCCTTACAGGCTCGAACTCGTCAAACTCGGGGTATAAGACTCGTGCCCGGGAGACGGCGATATGCTCTGCCTCGCCGGGGTTCTTTGCTTCCACGATCCAGCAGTGGAGGTCTGTGCCGCCCTCGTTGCGGCACTCCACTAAAATCCTGAACTTACCCATTGGCTGCCTCCAGTCTGGCCGGGGTGTGCCCGGCTCTCAGGCGAGCAGCTTCCCTCGGCGTAGTAGAAATATCACCCTGCGCCTGCTTCAAAAACTCGGCACGGCGGTATGTAAGGTCTGGCATTTCAGCCAGCTCTGCAAGCCCTCCCACGCTCCCGGCATAGGATTTTGCCGCCGGGGGAAGTTGGTCATACAGGGCTTGCAGTTCTTTCTGTCCGTCACTACGCAGCAGCCCGCCCTTTTCGTCAATGCCGGTCACCATCGGGAACTTGCGCCAGCTCAAAAATGTCTGTGCCTTGCGTGCCGCTACAGCCAGAGCTTCCCATTCGGCGGACGGGTCAAGACACTGGGAAAGCTGCTTGAAGATGTCAGCCACCGTGACCGGATAAACGCATACTCGGTTCGCCGCCAGAAAAGCCCGCTTGACAGTATCGCCGTCATAGTCGCCAAACTGGTACGTCCACACATCGATGGTGGTCTGCATCTCATCATCGGTCAGCGGCCTGGAGCCCAGCTTGTACAGCACAAAATTCATGCGGATCAGCTTTGCCACGTCTTCCCGCGTCATTTCTCAAACCCTCTTTCTCTGTCCATCTTCGCCAGCACCCGGGTAAGCTGGTCGTCTACGGTTTCGGTTGGCTGCTTGCCCCTCGGTCTGGCTTGTCGGCATTGTTCGTTGGCTTCCACATCCCCCGGTGTGCGCAGGCCGTCCCGTTTCCAGCCGGACAATATGCCGTTGATGTAGCTCCACGAGCGCTTTCCGGCTTCTGTGGCCTTGTCAATCGCCAGCAGGATCATCTCTGTGCTGTACTCCTGCCGCCACTTCTGCAGCTTGTCCAGTGCAGAGCGTGGGAAGTCTCCAACGGCCTGCTGATAATGCTGGACGATCTTGGAAAGTTCTACGTCAACGGCGGCGGGGGTGCCTTTATATACACCACCGTTAGGTGATATAACATTAACAGTATCATTAACAGTATCATTAACAGTATCATTAACATTAACATTAACAGATACAGCCGGATTTGCCGCATTTTGCTGCTTTTGCTCGGCAAAATCGGCACTTGCCGGATTTGCCGAGTTTTGCTGACGCTTGCCGTTTGTCGCTTCTGCACCTTTTCGCCCTGCAGCGGAACGCTTTTCTCGCATTTCATCCCACTTTTTATCGTTTTCTTCCAGAGCGTCAGCCATAAAGTCCCATGCCATCACAAGCATTGGGTCTTCAAATTCCGGCTGTTCAGGAAAATCGAGCAGCGCCTCAAAAATGCGGCCTTTTTGTTCCAAGGATAGGCGACGCAGCGGTTTTTTCCATGACTTGTAGAGGATTAGACTCTTTTTTTCTATCTCTTTCGTTTCGGCTCACCTCCTTCCCGGCGTGCCCGTATAGCCAGATAGCACAGCTTGCGAAATCAGAAGGGGAGATCTTCCGCGTCGGAAATCTCGGCGAAGTCGTCGGCGCTGCCCTGTGTGTAGCTCTGAGGCTGCTGCTGGGCGCTGTGCGCGGCGTTTGCTTCTCGCACATGATTTGCCGTCTGCTTCTCGTAGGACGCCGTGGTGGGCTTGTCTGCGGCCTTTGGGCCGCAAAAGCCGACTTCTGCGGCAAGAACCTCGGTCGCTGTGCGGTTGTTACCGTTCTTGTCCTGATACTGCCGGGTCTCCAGACGGCCCTGCACGGAGATCATGCTGCCTTTCTGGAAATACTTCGAGACGAACTCCGCCGTCTTGCGCCACGCGGTGACCGTGATGAAATCCGCCTGGCGCTCTTCGCCCTGCGAAACATAACTGCGGTCAACGGCAACGCGGAACGTGCACACGCTGTTCCCGCTCTGGGTGGTCTTCAGCTCCGGGTCAGCCACCAAACGGCCCATCAATGCCACAACGTTAAGCATGGGTTAAACCTCCGTCTTCTTTAGGCTGCTTCTTGGCACACTCTACGCAAAGGATGCGCCCGTATTTCTTTTGGCTGCGCTCGCTTGCCTGCTCTGCACTAACTTTTCTGCCCTGATATGTAAAGCCGGTGATCTTCTTCCCACAGCAGGAACAAACTGGTGCAGGAGCAGCGGGAAGCGGATCATATTTGGTTTTATCAGCGTTCCAGTACACATCTGCACCGATGCCCAAAGCCTTGCAGGCCACGCTCTGAGCGTCCGTGTAGGCCTTTTTATAGGCGTCGTCATCCGTACGCAGGCCGTCCCGCTCCATCGTGATAAGCGTAGAACCACCAATGCCCGGGATGGGGGCGCTCCACGCTTGCTCAACGTCCTGCCGAATATACAAGCAGGTGAAGCAGTGCACCATGACCTCGCCCTTTGCTCCTTGCTTTTCCTCGAAAACAGGCGGGTCAAACTTCCATCCGATGCCCGCTGGACCAAAAATCTCTGTCAGTTTCTTGATACGCCACATTGGGTTGATGTCGGTCTTGCCCTTTAACCGACCCGCCGCAATAGGCTTTTGGGCTTCTTTTGGTACTTCCCGGCACTGCTCGTAAATGGTCATTTTATCCATGATGATATGCAGCCTCCTCCATTCCGTGCTTCTTACAACGTTCCTCTAAAAGCGCGTGCTCTGTGCTATACGACGCTTCCGCGTTCATGGACGGGTCGCGCACATACGAGAACGGATTCTCAGAAGCCAGCACCTCCAACGCATAGACGGACTTGCCAATAAAGTATCCGGCTTCTCTGAGCTGTCTGGAGTAGTCCGGGCGGTCTTCCTCTCTGTCGTACGGGTGCTCGTAGCGATCATAGATCATCCCGGCAGTAAGCGCCTGCACGATGTCCGTGAGCTTGCTGGCGCAAGCAGACAACGCCCTGACAGCCTTCAGCTGCTCCGTGAGCGTCCATTCCGGGACGGTTGCCGCGTAGCTAAGACAACGTTGCTTCGTTTCATCCAAAACCATTTTTAATCTCCTTTCGTAAAAAATCACTTTGCTATTCCTTCGCATTTCTTCGCTTCGCCATTCCATTGCCAGACTAATCAACGCATCGCCTTTGCTTTTATATGCCATGCTATGCCGCTGCCAAGCCCATCCATTCTTTGCCGTTGCCTTGCCTGTCCGTGCTTCTCAGTGCCGCTGCACAGCAGTTCACCTCAAAGCCTTGCCTTTGCATCTCCACGAATTGCCTCGCATCGCCATGCCTTGGCTCCGCTTCGCTTTGCTCTTCCGTAGCACTGGATTTCACTGCCAACCATAGCCTTTGCTGTACACTGCTCCGAACGTTTCTATGCTTTTTTACTGTTCTTTGCCGTTGCTATGCGTTTCGTCGCCTTGCTCTGCCTTTTCAGCTCAATGCAGTGATTTTCCGGCGCAATTCGACGCTTTGCCACGCCGCCGCGGTGCGGTGCCATACGAACCATGCCGTTTCTCCGCGAATCAGGGCCATCAATGCCATGCCGCTGCGGTCAGCTCAGGATTTGGTAAGTGAAGCGGCCCTTGCCGCTGTTGCGCCACTGGCCGATGCCGCGAAGTTTGCCGTAGTCCAGCCACTCCAGCACGGCTGCCATGTGGTTGTAATCCATGCAGGTCACTTCGATGATGCACTCGGAACCTGCGGGGATCTCCTCGGAGTTCACAAGACTCACGCGCTCGCCCTGCGCGGTCTGGGCTCGGAGCGGGCGCTGGCAATCGCCGATCGAGCCGTTCACGTCAATGGGGATCATCCGGGGAGAAACGAAGATTAGGCCGTCGATGACCTTCTTGTAGGCGGTCAGCTTGCCGGATTCGTTCACAGCCCGCTTCTTTCCCGTCTCTGTCTTGCCGCCGATACGGCCCAGCATCGAGCAGGCGTCCTTGAAGAAGCCTTTGATCTGGTAGTCCCAGAAGGCGGGCCGCCCGTTCTCGTCCCGGGGGAAGACGGTCATGGCCTTATCGGCGGCCGCATCTGCGCCAATGGAAGCAACTTCGTCCTCAATGGTGGAAGCATCCGGGCTCTTGCTGGCGATGAACTCCCGGGCCACGTTGGGATTGGCGGGCCAGGTGCCCAGAACGGGTTCGATGAATGTGATTTTGACTTTGATGGTTTTCATGCTTTTATCTCCTTTTATCGTTGTTGTTTTGCAAGCTTGCCGTGCGGATCGCGGACGGTGTAAGTTAAATCGCCTACAGCGTCCCGAACCTCGGCGTAATCGCAGGTGTGGGCGATCTGGTCCGCGTAGTGGATGGCCTGCGACGATGCGGTCACGGCGTCGCCATCGAAGCGCTTGGCCTCGTACCCGCCGCTTTTGTGGTAGGCGTAAACATGGTAGTGGGTCACGCTCTCCATCGTTCGTCCTCCGTCCTCTGGGGCCGGGCGTGGGCGCGGTCGATCCTGCCGTACTTGCGCCGCTTTGCAGCTCTCTCCCTGTCCTCTGCGGCAAAGCCCAGACGAGCCAGCAGAACAGCGGCCAAAAACAGCACCAGCGACACCGAAAACAGAGTTCCGGAGATGTATCCGGTGGTCTGCGCGGTACCCTCTGCGCCCATAGCTGTGCCCATTCCAACGCCGCCAAAAATGACAGCCAGCCAGTAGTAAGTAGTAGATTTGAGTTTCATGCTTTCTGGTCCTCCTTTGTGTAAACATTTTCAAGTTTGTAAAAATCCTTCACCCACGCCATAAATCCGGCGCGGGAGATCAGCGGGGCGGCGCTCTTGGTGTCAATAGACGGCACCGCCCATGCCGGGAAGCTGCCGGCCTGAATCATACCGGTAAAGATCGGCTCGCTCACCGAGATGTTGTTATCACGCATGATCTGGCAACACTCTGCAATTCCCATGCTCGGCTTCACTGCCGCACCCCTCCTTTTTTTCTCTCAGCTGCCGTTTCAGCCGGATGTGCTCCAACCGTTCCGGCTGCCTTTCATCCCAGCGCTGTTCAAGCCAGCGCTGGGATGTAGTGCTTCTTCACGGATTGACCTCCACAAACTCGCCATTTTTGAGGGTATAATAAACGTTTTCTCTGATTGAAGAACCGTCTACGAGGGCCATTTTGGCACAGATCATGTGGCCGTAATCATCGTACTCAGTCAGCACCAGATAGCAGCCAAGTGCGCCGCACGCCTTACCGCAAACGCCGTTTACAACGGCAATGCTATCTTTGCCGTCTGCTTTTGCGCTGCAATAAGCCCCAGTGGCTGCCGCCGTGCTGTAATCGCCGCTGGAACCCGCCGTGCTGGAATAGCCGCTGGAACCCGCCGTGCTGGAATAGCCGCTGGAAAAAGGTTCTTTGCCTTTCACCCGATTAAAAACGGCATTCACCGCAGCTTTTACAAGCCCTGCAAAATTCACTTCACCTTTTACCGTCAGCTCAGTGCAGGCCAGCTTACTGTCCTCTTCGCTTTTATCCACGTTCCCGCCGCACTCGACCTCAAAAAAGCGCGGGCTATCCTTCAACGGGTAGTAGTGCAGCACATCCAGCGGGTTCTCGCAGGCGTGCATACCAGCGTGGCAGCAGTCCGCCTTTTCCTCGTGGTAGGTCTTACCCACCTCGTACTGTTTGCCACGGCACTGCATATTTTTGTCCATGGCCTTGTAGGCGATGATCTTTTCACTCATGCTCATAACCTTCCTTATTTGTGTGTTTCTTCTGTGCAGGCATGGTCAACGCCTCACTTCTTAGAGCTGCAAAAGCTGCCAATGAGCAAGAGCGCGATCCACGCCGCCGTTCCGGCGCCCCAAGTGAATGTCCAGTGCATCAATGCGCAGATGGCCCACACGGCGGCGCAGGTAACGCCCCACGAGATACCCAGCAGCACAGCGAGGATTGCAACGATCATCAATGCCTCAGACACGGTGCGCCACCTCCTTTCCAACAAGTTTTCTGGCGGTGGCGGTGTTCAGCTTGTGCCAGGTTTCCGGATTCTTTGGCTCCGGCCGTTCCGGGGGCTTCACATCATCTGCACAATAGAGTGCCTGCTGCAGGTCTTCCACGATGATTCCAAAATCATCGGCCATAGCCTGCCACATATCGCTCTGGAACTTGTAATAGGCGTTCTGTGCGTGGAACTGATGGCGCTGCTGGAGCTTCTGGTACTGAGCGATCAGCGCCCTGATATGGTCTTCAAGCTTCATGGCCGTTCACCTCGTCCTCTTCCAGCAGCTTGTTCAAATCGGCCAAGAACTGGCCGCACATATCCGCCTGCGCCGGCTCTGCAAGCCGGATGATAAAGCCGCCGTCGAGGAAGCTCTTTTGTGTGTTGATGGCCGCTTTCGTTTTGTAAAAGTCTTCGAGATACTGATACTTGCCAATCAGCTGGCAAACCTTATCGCGCATCGTGGTTTTCATAAAGATCCTCCTTGCATCAATGACGCATAACAATGTTGGACGAATGAACCAGATAGGTCACACCGTCAATCACAACCTGAAGCTGGTCGCCTTCATAGTCGCACCAGCTTTCGACCTTGCCCTCGACAACCGTTCCGTCGGGCATTTTCAGCTGTGCCCAGTTGTATTCATAGGTCAGGTCGATAACCTGCTTATTGCATCCGGCCATCAGCAAAGCGCTTGCCAATACGGACGCTACGCCAACAATAGCTTTTTTCATGCTTGCTCCTCATTTACCGTCCATGCGTTCAGCGTCATCTTACGCACCCATTTCAAACGTGGTCTGTTCCACATTCTCTTTGTGGTCGATGCTGGGCGTCAGGCCAATGGCCTTGAGCTGCTCATAAATGAACCGCTGGCCCGCTTCCGTCCAAACGGTGGTGTTTGGCGTGGTGATCTTGCCACTGTTGTGCTCAAACGGACGGCCTTTGCGGTTTTTGGTGTAACCTTTTCCGCTATACTTTGCGTATAACACCCACTGCCCGTCGCTGTTCTTCCACTGGATTTTCAGCCCGTGCAGGATGCTGTTCAGCTTCTCGCCGCTCATGCCGTAATCCTTTGCAATGCTGGTAGCCGTCCGGCAGTTATCGCCAATGCACACGGCCCTGGCATACTCTGCATCTGGCTTCAGGTCGCTGTTCTCAGCCAAAAGCTGTTTGTTTACGGCCTTGAGCTGGTCGTTCTGCTTCTGGGCGATAAGCACCGCCCGGCGCATGACCGCTTCCGGGCTGTTCCACTGCGCCTCCACGGCCAAGAAATACTGCCGGGCTTGCTTGCCACGCTCGTTGCGCTGGATCATGCAGAGCTCTTTGGCCATTGGGATGGTGAGTTGGTGGTCGGTGCTGCGTCCACCGTTTACTAAATTTTTAGTAAGCGACACATAATCGATATTTTCGGCAAATCCGTAGGCAGTCATGTTGTTAAACCAGTCATTATATCTGGATTTGACGCCAAGAAACTCGTGCAGCTCCCGGCCGCTCACCGTGGGGCGCTCCGGGTTGTCGTAGCTAATGGGGATGAGATTGTTTAATTCGCTCATGCCGTTTTGTCCTCCTTTTCCTTGATGATCTCGCTGACGGCGGCTTCCATTTTCTCGCGGATGCCGCGCGGCTTGCGCTGGCCATTCAGGATCATCGAGCAGTAGCTCTTTGTCCAGCCCAGATAAGCGGCAAGCTGTTCCAGCGTGACTTTGTTGTTGTGCATTCGGCCAATCAAACGGCCAGTCCACGGTTCGGGCACTCTTCCACCTCCCTGTTATGTGTTAATAAATTGACAACGGCGCACCGATTTTCTATACTGTTCAAGGCTCCTAGTTAAACTGATTCAAAAGGCAGGTGATTTCGATGACCAAACTTTTGAGCCAGCCAGTTCCAGACACGAGCAAGTGCGTGAAGCGCTAGGGCTTACAAGGCGGTGCCGACCCGCCAAAGGAAGCGGCGTACCCATAGCCCTGCAAGTTGTTTTTGCAGCCCGGGCGTTACTTTTGCGCCGCGCATGGCGCAAAAGACGTGCAAACGCGCATGTTTGCATTACCGCCGGGGTGCAGGTGCGTTCTGGTGACAAATCGGTGAAAAGTCTGTCTGTGAAGCGACCACAGGCAGATTTTTTCTTGTCGCCGTGTCAAAATACTGTTGCAAATGTTCACAAAACGTGCTATTATGTAATTGCAAGGTTACCAATAGCATTCGGACGTCCCGATTTCTGTTCGGGCGTTTTTCGTGTTGCGTTTGTTCACAAGCAGTGTCTGTATTATAACGTAAACAAACGCAACAGTCAATAGGTTTTGTTGCGTTTGTTGCCTATTTGTAGACTTGCACAAAAACGGGGGTGGTGTTTTGTTCTATTTGAACTTCGTTCGCCTTTGCAATAGCATTGGCAAGTCGCCATCTGCCGTAGCAGAGGATATGGGGCTTCAGCGCTCTTCTGTAACAAGATGGGCAAATGGAAGCGCCCCGCGAAAAGCAACCGTTGAAAAAATCGCAACCTACTTTGGAGTTGATTCTAAAGAGCTCACCGGCGAAAACGAGCAAAAAGAAAAGCCCACTCCCAGTGAAGAGAGTGGACTGGATGCAGCATTCAACGCCGTGCTCGATCAGTTGACCGAACAGGAGCTTGCTGACGTGCTGCAATATGCAAAATTTAAGGTTGCTTCAAGAAAGGAAAACTCCAATGGCTGAGTTTTTGGACAAAAAGAGCCTGGCTCTCCTATTATATATGGAGAAGCACAACGGGAAAATGAACCAGCACGAAGTCTGCCTCATTTCCGGCGAGGATTTCAGTCTCAACGGCCAGAATCGGTACATTCAGAATTTGAAGAGCCGCGGTCTGATTGATGAGCGCCGCAAAGAGTACATTCCTGACGGGGTGGGTGGTTTTCTTCCAAGCGAGTACATTTATTCTCTTCCGCTAGCTGGAGAAGCCTATCTTCAAGAACTTCGAGCAGATCGGGAGAATCAAATACTTCAGGCCGCATTGGATTTGCTGGTGTCCATCTTCGGTCAGAAATTTTAAGGGCATCACAAACGCGGTCAAATGCTTCGTGCAGCTCTTCCGTGGTCTTACCATTTCCGCATCCGTAATTGAAGCAGTAACACCCGATTTCAAGAGAGCACCTGTGGTCGCAATTTGCGCACTCTTCGCTTTTGATTCCGGGCAGGCAAGACGCTTCCGTTGCCAGAAGAGCAAAAATTCTGGTTTTGTACCGGCCCAGTTCAATCTCGTACTTATCCATGGATCTACTCCTTTCTGCTGTTGAGCAGGCTTTCCGCATAGGAAAGCACCTCTTGTTTTTCCTGTGCTGACAAAGAAGAAAATAAAGCTTTGAGGCGGCACTTTTCTTTTTCTTCCATTGTATCACATTTTGCAAACATTGTGCTAGTCTCTTGCACTTTATTTTCCTCCTTTGGCATTTTCCTTGATAACTTAGTTTTTCGGCAGCGGGTTGGCTGCCTATTTTTGTATATGTGAGGTGGTTCCCGTGATATGGAATGTTGGATTTCGGAAAAATATCACGCGGGTTATCAATGCGGTCTTCAAGAAAAAAGACGATCCTGAAGCCCAAGAGCCGTTGCGTTTTGTACGCCCGAACGCTAATTGGAGCAAATCACCAGATCCCGTTGTTTTAATCGATCCTGACACTGGGAAAGAATTTGTGGATTTCCCAGAAGAAACAATACCAGAACGGATACGGAAAGTTTTGGACTCTTTTCTAGTGATAGAGAGGACTTCAGATATCGATGTTCTGTTTTCAAGATATGATATGATTCTTGATACGCTCGATGAGCTCAAGAAATATGAGAGGATGGGGTTCAAATTTGATTTTAGCCCTACTGAGCTTTATGACATGATGAAGTTTTCTCTCTTTGACCTTTTTGAGGTTGTTGTCGAAAATTCTTATATCAAGCAGCTGGAAAAACTCCTGACTTTGAAAACTCAAAATGGAAAAGCAAACTCTATTCAAAAGTGGAAAGATTCCTTTTCGGATGAACGAATTACAAATTCGATGATGGGTTGTGTGATTTTGCGTTTTGACAAAATGCAGAATTTTATAAAATCAAAAGGTGAGGTGTAATCATGGCAAATACCTGTCCGGTCTGCGGCGGCAAGCTGGGCTTTCTGAACAGAGAGAAGAGCGCTGACGGCTTGATCTGCGCCGGATGCAGTAACTTTTTCTTTTCAAAATTGGGCATCCGGGCAGCAAAGCAACCGACAGCCGCCCTTGCGGACTACTGGGTTACATTGGAAGACCGCCGCAAGGCATTCAAGGAGACCGACTCCATCTATGATGGAGATGCGCTTTTTGTGTCCATCGACAAGGAAAACCGCCTGTTTTGCTTTGGGCATCGCGGCGGTGATAAAGGTCCTCGCATGATCTACAGCTTTGATGAAGTCGCCGGTTATGAATCTGACGCGCCTGACGATCTGACGGTGACAGAGACAAAGGGCGGTATTGGCCGTGCCGTGATCGGTGCAGCCGTTGCCGGGTCTGTGGGTGCGATCGTGGGCGCCGCCACCGCTAAAACAGAGACCCGCAAAGGTCGCAGTAAAGAGAGCGTGTCTATCCACTTTGAGCTTCCACTAGGCGAAAGCAACTTGCTGACAACGGTTTATCCTGGCGGAATGACTGCGTTTCTCAAGAGTTGCAAAGGCTCTCCAGAACAGCCGCGGGGCACCGCTCCGGCTGCCCCAAGCTCCGCCGATGAACTTTTGAAGTTTAAGCGGTTGCTGGATATGGGGGCCATTACGGAAGCGGAGTACAACGCAAAGAAAGCTCAGTTGCTTGGCCTGTGAACTTGTTTACAACCGCATTATACAACTGCTTGTTGTGATGCGTCAAGCGTAAAAAATTGCGCAAAACAAGTTAAAAATTTATTCATTTGCGTTGAAGCGTTAAAATTTACGCTGACTTTTGCACGTTTTACGCTGAATACGCGCAAAATATGCACGTTGCTATTAGCGGTTGCAAGGATTTTGCAAATTTTGCAGCAGGTCAGCGGCTACAGCCCCGCCGGGCTCACCGGCGGCAGCGTGCAGCTTGTCAAGCGCGGCGATCTTGTGGGCCGCGTACATCATAGCGAGGGCTTGCTGATCTGGCGTCATGCTCACATAGCAGGCCAAAGCGGCGCGGATATAGGTGCTGAAGTGCTTCATCTTGTCTTTCATAGCTCATTCCTCCCAAGGTGCAGGGGTGCGGTCGGTGCCGGTCAGGATACTGGCGGGCATTCCATCGATGATGGTCATTTCGGTTTCTTTACCGTTTCTTTGCTCAAAATCCATTTTGCTTTCTCCTTTCTTTTGTGCACATCTACGATTTATAAACCAAATTCTACCATGCGCCATTGGAAAATAAAATACGGATAAAATTTGTCGAATGGCGCGGATTTTTTCTGCGCCATTTTTTGTTAAAAACACACCGGAATTATGGGGGCGAAAGTATGAGTTATTTTACGGCGAGCCAAATCGGGAAAGCGATTGCAAAAGCACGGGTGTCTGCCGGCCTGAGCCAAGTGGAGATCGCAAGGCGCATCGAAAAAGGAGAACGCACCGTGCAGAGCTGGGAAAAAGGCTGCACCAGCCCGGACAGTGACGAGATCATGGACTGGTGCACGGCGTGTGGGGTGTCGCCCATCACGGTGTTTATGGAGATGACCCACCCGGATCTGTACAAAGTGCCGGATGACGGAAAGGCCGACGATGAGCTAAACGCGGAGTTGCGCCGTATCGTGGTAAAACTGCCGCCGCTGACAAAAAGGCTGCTTCTCTTCATACTGAAAGGCAGTCACGGCAGCAGCCCGCCCGCGGTGATCTCCGAGGTGGCAGCCAACTTGCACTGCCCGCTCAATAACCGGGTCAGCGTATGCGGAACAATCATCGACCAATACAACTTTGCCCAGAGCATGGGATTAGACCCATGCCCGGACGCTCCGCACCCTCCCATTGACGACTTGAAGATCAACTACAAGGCCGGAAGAGCCGCTGCTGAAAATGGCGCATTCGGATATATCGGGCAGAAAAAGGAGTAAGCCATGAAATGCGTGAGACCATGCTGCCGGAAAGAGATCCCGGATGGTGCTTCTTTTTGTCCGTGGTGCGGGAAGAAGCAGCCGGAAGCCGCCCCGCAGCAAAGAAAAAAACGCCGCCGCCCAAAGGGCAGCGGCAGCGTTTATAAACTGATCGGGACGAGGTCAAAGCCGTATGTGGCCCTGACAGCCAAGCGAGACGTTCTGGGGACGTTTGCGACGCCGGGCGAAGCAGTACAAGCACTGGACGCTTACAACGCCCAGAACACCCCCGCAGCGCGTCTGAAATGCACTTTTGCGGATGCCTACGCCCAATGGAAAGTGCAGCCCAAGTTTGACAAGCTCAGTACTGACATGAAAAAGGGGTACGAGCTGGCCTATGCAAAGGCTGCGCCGCTATACGACCGACAATTGCGGGACTTGAAAGCGGCAGATTATCAACAGGTCATTGACGCAATGGTGGAAAAGGGCCTTTCACGCAGCTCCTGCGAAAAGCAGCGCACACTTTTCAGCCAGATCTGCGAGTGGGCTATGGCGCAGGACATCATAAACAAAAACTATGCTATGCTCTTGCAGCTCCCAGCGGCTACAGGCAAGGAAGAACGCACCCTGACCGCCCAAGAGATCGAGCGGATCAGCGGCCGACAAGACGACCCAAAGTTTGGGCAGACGGCGCAAATCGCAATGGTGCTGCTTTATACCGGTATGCGCATTGACGAGCTGCTTTCCATGCGCTGCGAGGACGTGCACCTGAAAGAGCGGTACATGCAGGGCGGTGAAAAGACAGAAGCGGGCAAGAACCGCATCATCCCCATCCTTGAGCCCATTTACAAGATCATTGCCTTTTGGATGATGGACAGCGGGTGTGAATGGCTGATACCGTCCAAAGCCGGCACAAAGCTGGACAAGCGTAACGTGGCTACAAAGTTCCGGGCGTTGATGCAGGAATGCCATATAGAGGGCGTGCATCCGCACACGCTGCGCCATACAGCCAGCAGCAAGATGGTGGAGTGCGGCCTGGAAAAGACCGCCGTGCAGGCAATCTTGGGTCACAAAAATTTCTCCACCACAGCCAACAAGTACGTCTCCCACAATGACCCGGCTTATCTGTTGCGGGAAATGCAAAAAATGAAGTATTGATTTGTTAGATTGTTTGTTAGATTATCACGTTCATTTAGGAGATTTTAAGGTATTTTAAGCAAAAAGAAAAACGCACGGACGAGTCGTTTTCATCGTTCGTGCGTTTATTTTTGGAGCTGGTGACAGGAGTTGAACCTGCAACCCACTGATTACAAATCAAGTTTATTTGACGTATTTATGCAAATAATCATTGATTTGTCAGATTATTGTTAGATTATGTGCCTCGTGCCCAAACGCTGAAGCTTATGTAAAAATAGCACATTTTATGTCTTTTTACAAGTCACTTATCTTCCGCATTACTAGCTCATACTCTTTCGGGTACACCAGCTTTATTGCCTTCATGTGCTCGTCAAGCACCTGCATCAGACCGCCGAAAGGCACAGAGCTGGCAGCCGCCACAAAGTCGCTTTGCGGTTCCGCTGCTGTGGAGTACGCCGCCGCATAAGTCGCGGGCGGCAATGCCTGGATCTGCGCTTCAGGTGTGTGCGCTTCTTCCAGCTCGTCCCGCACAGTGCAGAGGGCGGCAAGCTTTTCCACGCTCTGCCAGTCCGTTGCACCGCATTTCAGCTTGTGAATATGGGTGTTGATCTCGTCAATGTCCATGCCTGCCGCCCCCTTTCTTATGCGTTGCGCAAGATGTCAGCGGCCCGCTTGCAGGCATCGCGCTCTGCGCCGGTGGCGTCCTGCATCATGTCCTCGATGTCAGAGATTATACGCTCACGGCCATCCGTGCGGGAGTAGTGCCCGCGCACATAATGACGGCCTCGGTTGGCATAGCTGTTGCCCCGGTTGTAACCGTTTCCGGCATCGCGGCTGAAAGATCCGCGCATGTCAGCTTCCCACTCGCCTGCACGGCTGTACTCGCCGCCCTCGCAGTAGTCCTCGATGCGGTGGATGTCCAGAATGATGTCCACGATTTCGCCGATCATCTCAACATCGCCCGGGGATCGGTTCTTTTTGTCGGTCAGATCCATGAGCTCTTCGCACATTTCGTCTTTCAGATGATTCAGTTTATCCAGCATGACTTTATCTCCTTTCTTATGCTACCCGCTCAACAATCAAATTGCTGTTTGCAATGCTGACTGCCTGCGTACTGGTGTTTTTAACCGCCACGGTCACGCAGCAGCCGCGCGGCACCTCGATGAACGCGGCCATGAAAACATTGAAGTAATTTTCGACTGCCGCCGGGGTGACAATGGCTGTCGCACTGGTCAGCGACTCACCGCCGACAGCCAGCGCCACAGAGATAGCGCCCACAGTGCCACCGGTAGGGATGGCGATGTTGCCGCCAAAACTCACTTTGAACAGTGCCTTGCACTGGTTCGTAATCCCACGCAGCGTCACATTGCCAGCACCTGCTCGGTGGTTGATGCAGTTTGACCCCTTGATAGCTGTTTCGGTCAAGGGAAGATTCTGACCGGCTGCCACGGTCTGGATTGTGGTAGAGGTAAATTCAGCCATTATTCGCGTCCTCCTTTTCTGCGCAGACCCCCGCTTTACTTGCGTAGATGTTTTTCAGCACTTCCATGCAGGAAGCTGAAAAGTCCGGTCGTTCTGTGTCTATCAAAGTATGCAAAATAGAACTGTATAAACTCAGATCCGTCATGCTCATTTTGTTTTTGTCCATGTTGGCCAGATGGTCAACAAACTGCTGCTTCAAGTCTGTTACGGTCATTTGAATGCTCCTTTCATAATAAAAACGCCGGGACTGCTGCCCCGGCGCTCTGGTTTGCAAAATCAGCTCTGGGGCTGAACAGGCTACAAATTGTAGTCAGTTGCCGTTATTCGGTTAGGCGCAACCGTTGCAGCCGCAACCGGTGCCGCAGTTACCGTACTGGTAAGGTGCAGGAACCGGGAAAGCGGGCACAGGGCGGGGGTTGTAGTAGGCCAGCTGACCGCTCATGTAGGCCTTGAGCGTTTCGTTCTGGGCTGCCTGAGATGTCGCAAGATGTGCTAAGAACAGCTGCTGGCCCTGCTCAGCAATCTTTGCGTCCTTTGCCTCGATGCGCTGTGCGGTCAGTGCGTCAAGGATGGCGCGGGCGTTCTGGTTCTGGTTATCGATGATGTCACGGGTGGTGTTCTGCACCGTGTTCCGGGTCTCGCAGGACTGGGTGGCCAGATTGTAGTTGACGCCCTGAATGGCAGAGCGGTTCTCGCAGCAGCACTCCTGCTGCTGCATCTGCATGGCAAACAGCTGCTGCATGAACGCCGCCTGCTGGTTTGCGCGGCTGATCTCTGCGGACATAAAGCCGTTGCTCACGGTCTGCTGCACGCCGTTGACAAGCTGCGCCTGCTGGTAGAAGCCATCACACATGCCGTTGTTGATACCATCCATCTTGCGCTCGATGTTGGCAAAATCGGAGGTCAGGACGTAGCCGTCCACGACGCCGGCACCGGTGTTGCCATTGCCGCCCCAGTTGCCGCCCCAGCCGCCGCAGAAAGCGAACAGGAAAAGGATGATGATCCACCATGCGCCATCATTGCCAAAGCCAAAGCCGTTGCCGCCGTTGGTGTTTGCGGGCTGAACAGGCATGGTCAGAACCGCAGAATCGGAAGAAAGAGACATTTTTGTACTCCTTTCGTGTGTTTTAAATGATTTTTATGCTTGAACCGTGGCCACGGTTACGACTTAATGGAGGAACCGCTGAAACTGCTGCGCCATCGCCTGCAGCTGGTTCAGCTGGTTTTGTGACATTTTGCCGGATTGCAGCAGCTTTTGCACCTCTGCTTTCGGGTCGCCTTGAAAGTTTGCACGGAACTGCTGGAACTGCTGCATCATCTGCCCGAACTGACCCATAGGGTTTGGCATGGCGGGCATACCGCCGCCCAGTGCGTTAAAAAGAGGGTTTGCCATACTTATTTGACCTCCGTTTCAGGTTTTGTAGGCTCTTGCTTCTCAAGTGCCGCACAGCGGGCTGCCAGCGCGTCAAACTCTGCCCGTGTGACAAACTCCACGCCGGGCTGCTGCGCCGTTTGTGGCGGCGTTTTTGCGGCTGTGGTGCGTTCCTTGTAGTCAAACACCCGGAGGGGAAGCGGCATCCCGCTTGCATCGGTGCTCTTGATGTAAAATGCGCTGTTTTCGCTGTCCATCAGGAGCACGCTGTTTCCTGCGGCAACCATGTATGCTTTTGCGCCCTCCTCGCCTTGCACCCAGATGATGGACGGCGTGCCCTGCGTCTGCTGCGCCGTTTGCCCCATCATGGGCTGCTGGTAGGCGTTCTGCCGCAGCTGTGCAAGCTGATCCGGCATTGCCTGCCCATAATAGCCAGGCTGGTATCCGTATGGAATGTATGGCATCGCTTAGTCCTCCTTGTACCAGTAATATATCGGGCACTCTGCGCCACTGTCCCAGCTGTCCCACCACTCACCGTTGATGACGGTCAAGACGTGCCCGGAGCAGCCCAGCACATACACGCCGCGCGGGTACTCCCGGGCAAAATCCGCCACGGTGTAACACGTGGTGCAATCCGCTTCCACTATGCGGCGCTTGAACCCGCGTTTTTGGAGGTATGCGCCCCATGTGCGGTTGGCGCTGGGCATATCGCCGAGGATAAAGCCAGTAAGCGCAAGCCCAAGGTAAGCTTTCTCCCAGTCTTGGCTTGTTGCGGCTGCCACGGCCCGCACGGTGCAATCCCCCACGCCGTTTCCTTGGGGGTTCGGGTTGAACCTGTGCCACATGGTGCACTCCCTCCCTTTGCGCCCAGTGTACTTTTTTAAACCGCGGTGAGTGCCAACGAATGCCAAACGAGTGCCAAAAATAAAAAAGCGCCCGCACGGCAGCGGGGCCGCGCAGGCGAAAAAAGGCGCTCAATGAGCATAAAAATTCGTGAAAAACCTTGACAAATACGCTCAATGAGCGTATAATATAGACAGTGAAAGATACCACACACAATCAAATGGAGGTAACTAAAATGAAAGATTATTACAGCAGTGCAGCAGCGATGTTCGATGGCGGTTGGAGAAGCACTGACAGGGAAGAGTGGATTGCAGAGTATTGCAGCCCGGCTTGTGATGACCCGGCAGATCCCGAAGAGTGGGAAGAGTACGAGAAATATTTCAAAATGTTTGAAGAGAGCGAGCAGTAAATAAAAAATCCCCGAGTGATGCGCAAACACCACCCGGGGAATTTATCAATCAAAAAAGGAGAATTGCAATGTATAATGCAGCTGAACTTTTCGTCATGGCATCTGACCCAAAGGCCGTTAAAGAAATCTTTTTGAACAACGTCACCCTCAGCGTGGAGGACGATGCCTCTGGGTGCGTTGATCTGGACGCTCAAAAGACTAAGCTTGAAAATATTTGGGAGATCGCCCACATGTCTTTTAAAGAGATGGTGGAAGAGACAGGCCTCACGCAGACGGCCTTTTCCAAGATGGCCGGGGTTCCTTATCGTACACTGCAAGGCTGGTGCGGTGAGACAAGAGAGTGCCCTGTATACATCCGCTTTTTGCTGGCAGAGCATTATGGACTTCTGTAATGGATGGCAGGATGATCTAAAAAAGCCCTTGAAGAGCTGAAGAAAAAGTAAAAAATCTCTGGCGGTCTGGCACAAGGCTGCTAGAGATTTTTTACGCTCAATGAGCATAAAAATTCGCAAAAAGCCTTGATAAATACGCTCAATGAGCGTATAATATAGACAGTGAAAGACACCACACACAATCAACTGGAGGTAACTAAAATGAAAAAGCTGACTGCTGAAGAGTTCGCAACCAAGGTCATGGAGAACGGCACCGAGATTGAATATGAGGATTTTGAATCCGCAAGCCGTGATTGCCAGATCTGGACGATCTACGCACACATCACCGAGGACGGTGATCTTGTCCGGTGTTGCGACGATGCTGAAGAGACCATCACCACCAAGCTGGTTCTCGACGATCAGAGCCAGAGTGATGCCCTCATGAACGGCGAGTTGGACGACATGGAAAAGCAGGTCATCATTGATGAGCTCTATCCAAAGTACCTCAAAGTGCTGGAGGACATGGAGTAAATAAAAAATCCCCCGAGTGATGCGCGAACACCACCCGGGGGATTTTTAGTGAAAGACACCTCACAGGGAGGTGTGCAGATAGTATATCACATATCCAGTATTTTATCAATGCTTTGCAGGCGATAGCTTACCGCCTGCCGGGAGTAGTGGGTGCGTGCTGCAATGTCGGCCTGCGGGAGCCGCTCAACGTACCGCAGTAAGGCTATCTTTCGGTCAACCCTCCCAAGCGGTGCGTTTTTGATGGCGGCTGTCATCTGCTGTCGATCAAGT